TAGCCATGAATTATGCTCCAAAAGAAGCCGGGTGGAGCCGAAACTCCACCCAGCTATGGCGAGGGAGTATCAAGCACTAACGGTATACGTCACCTTCAATTGGTCACCATTAGCAACAGGGACGACACCACCTGTCAAAGCAGCAGTAGCCCACAGATAATTTCCAGATGCGGTACTATCACCCTTCGTTTCAGCGTTTGTCCCTGCCACGACGAACAATCCGTAAACATTACCAGTATCCGTAATGTCAAACACTGTTAATGTAGTATTGGAAATAGACTGACCGCTAGCAGCGTCCTCAGTCCATGTTCCACGGACAGTACCACTTGCGCTGACTGTATACGATTGAAACTCAGCCCAACCGTTTGTGTCATCGATCCCATCATATGTATCCGTCGCGGCCAAGGATGGAGTAGGCGAATTGTTGATGAGCCCTATGTACCAAGTTGTAAGAGCCGATGTTGCATGGAACATGACGTCAAGTAAAAGGTCTTTTCCTTCATTGACGATTCCATTCGGAATATCATAGATCTGGAACAGTTCCCCAGCCCGCCAATGTTCTACCCGAAAATGACCCTTCAATTCTGTTTTCGAAATCGCAGTACTCATAACATCTCCTATTGAATGCCACCATGATGTGGCAGAAGAACGCACTACCAGATGGATAGTGCAAAATCAGAGTCGGCCAGTACCACGCCGGCGCTCCCGACGAATCTGAGCCATCACTTCTCTTGCAACCACTTGTGGTTGCCCGGCACCATTTACGATAATGTCGCCGACAGTCGTAGTATTCGTTACCGACGAAGGTTGGAAGGAAGGTTCAATGCCGGCGTTGATCGCCTGTAGCTCTGGCATGAACTTCCTTGCATTCTTCGCTGTCACTACAAACTCATGGTCACTCAGCATTGCAGGAATAGTATCAGTGCCCCTCGCTAATCCGCCTGATGCATAGTGTTGCAGTTTTTTGATGAGACCACCAGTAGCTTGTGTCGTAACGGGCGTCACCAAACCGCCAGTAGTGCTCAAACTTCCGAGCGTCTCCTTCAACTTCGCAGCTTTCTTTGTCGCTTTGTCAATTGCTGGAATGAGCTTCACTTCGAACTCAGCAGCAACAGTGTCACTTGCAGTAATACCTGCTGGGCCCAATTTCCTGACAACTGTTATCAATTCACCCTGCTGCTTGATCGTATTACGTTGCGCTTCCTGAAACGTCAGAATCATGCGTTGACTATCAGCTAAACGGCCCGTTTGAACGGCTTCCGCAATCTTCTCCGTCACTGCTGTTTCAGAGGCAGTAGTGGCAATCATTCTTGCGTTTGTCTCAGCTAACGCATTAAGAGTCGATGCCAATTGAGCAAACTGCAAGCCGACAGTTCTATATTCCTCAGGAAGAGCCTTCAAAGCATCAGTATCTTCACCCTCAGCTATCTTCGTAGCCAAAGACGATGCAGCCTCATTTGCCCTGGCGAAATACTGGTCAGACAGCCTATTCAACTCCCCGATGTAATCGAGCAATTGACCTGCTTCACCAGTTTTTTTGTACCGTTTCGCTTGAGCAACTGCTTCTCTCAGAATACGCTTATCAGGCTCCTCAACAATACCACGAGTTCCACCTAGATCATCTAGTATCTGTGCTGCTTTCGCATACTGTTTCTCGATGTCCCCAAGCATTTGAGGAACATTAGATAGTTGTTCCACAGCTTCTAATAGCTGTTTGCGTTGCTCTATCAATGCTAGACTGATCGGTTTGAGCCCCTCAGCTAGATCGAACTTCGCGCCCGTACTCAATTCGAGTGATGCAATTTCTGCCTTGAATGCCAAGGTTCGCTTTTGCCACTCATTGAATACTTCGTCAATCGCACGACCATATGCCTGCTTGAGATCTACCGGTCTACCGGTTATCGCATCCTGAAATTGGCCACGAATATCTCTTGCAAGACGCTCGATCCCGAGAAACTCTTCGAGATTGACGTCACGTCGAGACAAGACGGACTTCAATTCATCAAGCAGGGGCTCGATCGCTTTCTTTGCGTCTTCTCTCGTCGCAAAACTCTCACTAACGTCCTTTGCGATAACCTCATATTTGCTGATTTGCTTGATGAGAGACTTCGCATCACGTAACTGAGCTTGCCGTGCCGCTTGTTCCTTTTTAGCTGCCTCAGCCTGTGCCTTGGCTTGCCTATTCTCCTCTTCACGCAATTTAATACGTTGGGCGAGGATATCATTCACTTGCTGTTCTGCATTACGTATCGCAGCAAGAGCCTTCTGCTGTTCGCCAGTTGTTTTTGCTTCCTTCAACTGGGCCTCAGCCAACTCAAGAGCCGCTACAGCCCGTTGATCCGACGTTTTGTACAATTCTTCAGCAGCTTTGAAGTCATCAGCATAGGCGGCCTTCGACGCTCGTGAAGACAGAACACGAGACCGACGCAACTGGATTTCGGCTTTTTCCTGATCCTTGACACGTCCGATCTGTCTGTCAACATATCGCTCTTCATTCTTCAATCGAAGGGACGCCACCTCGTCCTGGTTCTTTTGAATCGTCCGAGCAGACTTCTTTTGCCGTTGTTCTAACTCATTGATGAGCTTCTTAATCAGCGACAAGCGTTCTTTTAGCTGTCCAGTAAGAGCATCAAATATCTCTTCCTGAGCGGCTGTCGCGTTTTCCGTGTCTTTCTTGTAGAGCTTGTTAAGTTCAGCCACGAGGCGCAATTGCTGGCTATAAGCCAATTCAATTTGCTTTGTGCGTTCAGCCTTGACCTTTTTAGCCTCTACCAATTGAACACGAGTTTGTGCCTCGATCTTCTGTTCAAGAGCGTTGTAAGCATTTTCAAGATCTTCGCGAATCGTTTGAGATGCTTTCTTCGTTGCTGCTGCTGCGTCTTCAGCATTTCTCGTATAGGCTAGCCATGCAGCCGACAAAGCGGTGATAACGATTGCACCAGGGATGGTCATCATTGCGGCAACAGCTAGTCTAGCCGCGACCCCTGCTGCATACCACAGAGACGCATTTGCAGTAAGAGCAGCATTACATGCTGCGATTGCTATGACAGCCGCTTTGATAAGAATAAGCGTTTTACCCCAAAAGAGCAGAGCATCCCTAACCGCTTTGACAATGTTGACGAGCCCACCAAATGTATCAAACAATTGCTTGATGACTTTGATCGCTTCCATGCCAAAGTCTTGAACAAAGAAGTTACGAAGTTTCGTCATCTCCTTCTGAACTCGTTGAGCATTCGTTTCGAGGATAAGTTGTGCTTTTTCTAACGATTTGGCACCTCCACTCTCGCGGATACGTTCAAGATTTTGTGCATACTTCTCTGCTGCTGCGCCTGTAAGACCAAACACACCACGACCAACGCGAATGTTTTCAGTCAACTGGGCAATTTCAGAAGCGGTACCATGTGTCGTTTCACGAAGTTGTTCAAGGAAACCTTGAAAACCATAAGTCGCAACACCTGCTTCCGCGTTGTCGACACCCAACTCTGCAAACGCCTTTTTCATGGCCTTTGTAGGCTTCAAAAGACCTCGCATTGAGTTCGACAAGAGCGTCATCGCTTCATCAGCCTTGACACCATTGATAGTCAATGTTGCCAACGAAGCAAGGACTTCATCGATTGATACCCCCATCGCCGATGCTAGAGTTGTGACTCTACCAAGCGTATTGGCAATATCAGAAAGCCGAAAACGACCAAGTTCGATGGCTGTAAAAAGCTTACCACTAATGTCAGCAGCATCCGCAGCACTTAGACTGTAACTGTTGATAACACTAGCTAGAGCATTAGCAGCATCTTTCAAAGACGAGACGGCTGCTGTTGCCAGCCTAGCAGATTCAATCAGCACTGTCTGAGATTCAGCCGCATTACCAATCTGATTCGACAAAATGTCATAGTAACCAGCAGCAACGTCCTCAATGGGCTTGTTGAACTCCTCACTGACACGTCGCATCTTTGTAGCCAGTTCGTCAATTGAACCAGCCAGTGGGCCACCGATCGTCTGGATTTCAGCCAAACGAGTCTCGAATTCAATGGCAGTACTCAATGACTCTTCCATAGCGTTACGAAGAGTCGACATGGCTCTGACGATCAACTGAGTAGTAACAACCCGTACCATTGTGCCAAATGACACACTCAGTTTGTCAGACGCCTTTTTTGTTTTGTTTAGAGCGGCTACACTGACGGATGACGCATTCGACAATGCTTGCTGAGCAGCTTGTGCAGAAGTCGCCACACCTGCTAGATTCTGCTGTACCTGTGCAAGTACAGTTACCAACCCCTGAATGTTAGAAGGGATGACCGGCATAGGTACTTGTGCATTGGCCGCAGCAGCGGTTGCATATCCAGCGACAGCCTTTTCTGCCTTTCCAGCGGCATCTGCAATGGCACTGAAGCGTTTCGACGTAGTTTTCGATGCCGAGTTGAAGTCCCTAGCACCATCCGCGCATGCTTTCAATCCTTGAGATACATTCCCAAGGATTGTGTTAAGCTGGTTCAAGGTATTGAGTGCATTACCAGCATCAAAACCTAATGTTTGGATGATTTCCTCAGCCATTTATCGCACTCGGTATTCCTTTACTGTCACGAACTTCCAAGGTGACGGAAGCATGACATCGTCTGCGAATTGCTTGAACTTCTTTGCCCCTGCATCTTGGAAATGGTAGGGACCAGGTTCAACTAATTCGTTTGGTGGCGGCCACTTCGTTGGATCAGGATCAACATTGGCGTTGTGATACTCATTCCAGATGAGATGAGCCAACGTAGTAGAGTAAGTGAACGTTGCACGACTACCATCAGTCGCAACAGACATGTCAGCATTTGCATGAGACAGGCCAAGATCTACCCGGCTCCGTCGTGCATACAGAAGGGGCTGAATCGTGAGTTGGTAACCCACTCTCCTTGCAAGTGGCAAAAAGGTAGCAGCCGAAGCCCCACTCCAAACAGGAACATGTGGCAACACAGCACCAAGCCACTCAAATGCTGCTTTAGCAATTACCTCTGCGAGATAGTCGTGAAGAACTTTTTGGTATGCCTTCACGCGAAGTTTGGGCGCTTTGAATGATCCCTTGAACTTCATGGTCCTCAACCTCTACGTCGGGCTCCCTTCAATGATCCCAGGGGCATCCTTGCCCCAGCCAATTGAGCTTCATGCTCAGAATCATCGTGAGTACATAGCTGATCGAAGGCTATGATGAGAGCCTGAGTGTAGGGGCCATTTTCATCCCAACTGGACTTGACCCCAGGTGGGCGAATGCCTAGGCGCTGACAGGCTCGCCAGACTGCGTATTCGCCGGTTCGGTGGTCTGGCCACTTGTATCTTGATACTCCGGCTGAGGACCACGTTGAAAAACCTCCCGGGCCTGCTTCAACTTAGCCTCATCAAGACAATTAGCTTCCAGAACGAGTCCGGTAATACGACCAATCTCAACCTGACTGAACTCAGCTTCCTTCAGATCGTTTTCCCAATTGACCCACGAACTCGGGTCATCAGGATTTACAGTCTCCCATTCGATTTCCGAAGGTTCGAGAGATTTCACCATCATGTAAGCCAGGCGGCGGCGTGCATATGCTTCCATATCCTTTTGGAAGTTAGGATTGGCAGTATCCGCAATCAATCCATCCCTCGTCATTTTCTTCGGAGGGACGGGTTCGGGAACATACTTGTGAAACTCATCGAAATCCACAATCCCTCTTGCTCGAAACACAATAAAGGCTTCCCCTCTCGGAAGAACCAACATGTATTCTGGAGACAATGTTTTGGGATCAACTCCACCAACTTTCATTTCTTACTCCCTCTAAAAAAGAAGCCGGGCCGGTGAGGCCCGGCACTCGATTATGACGATGATCGTTCGACGATCGGTTCAACCGCATTGCATCGACCCGACACCGATATGACAGAATCAGCAAAGCTGATTTCACGACTTTCACTACGAAAATCAGGAAATGTCGTCGTTTCCAATTCAGATGTACCACAAGGAGGCGTATGCGTGATTTCAATATCAACCGCGTAAGGTTCACACTTATCAGTCGCAGACGATACCCACTCCGATGCAGAGCCCTTTCGTTTCAGAGCATCCATTGGCGCAATGTTCTCACTAGTACCAGTAGTGATATGCTCGTAAACGATGTCAAAACTGACATCCATTGGAACCTGGTCACCTTCCCGAACCGTATCCAGGTCGCCACGATCGAGATCGTAGATGTACTCAGTATTTTCCGTATAGGTTACATCCCCATCACCGACCTTGATTTCCACTTCCTGAGAAGCAAACGTCAGAGTCATCGCATTATCACGAACACCCTTGACTGTTTCTGTAACAGTCACTTCAGTGCTTCCTCCGGTAAGACTGGAGCCATCACCAACTATGAGACTCACATCCTGCTCAGCAAGCGTTCCAGTGAATTCAACAGTCCATGTAGGAGCCGTACCTGTTACTGTGACATTATCAGTACCGATAGACGTTAGTGCTTCAAGCGCAGTATCCAAATCTCCAAATGCGATGTTGTAGGCGAGTGGAGATGTTGTATAACCATCGAATGTCAGTGTAAACGTTCCGCCAGTAACGCCAGCATCAATCGATATTTCCTGTTGCTCATTAGTTCCAGACGACGTATATGTTCCCGCCCCAAGAGCAGGGGTAAACGTAATGTCCGTCGTAGGACTCGTATCTGTTGGAGTACGCGCCGTGACAGTGTGAACAGTAGTCGATGCTGTTTCGCCTTCCATCGTAAAACGCGCACCAACTGGAACAAGATCTGTATCGTCAGTGTTGAGTGTTACGAACTCAAGTGTGAGTGCCGTATCATCTTCGGCAGCAGCCGTCGATGGTTGATTGACAAGAGCAGTACCAGCCAATCCATCCTTGATTTTGATAACTGCATCTCGCAGTTCGATTCTAGCCATGTCATCCTCTCCTACTAGCTACGCACAACGACAGGTTCAACCGCATTGCAACGGCCAGAGATTGAAACTACAGAGTCCGCATAGCTAACTTCACGACCTTCACTTCGAAAATCTGGGAAGGTAGTTACCTCTGTTTCCGAGGTACCACACGGAGGTGTATGAGTGATTTCAATGTCAACCGCATAGGGTTCACATTTGTCAGTAGCAGACGAAACCCACTCTGTGGCAGAACCTTTTCTTTTCAAGGCATCCATCGGAGCAATGGTTTCACCAGTACCAGTTGTGATGTGCTCGTACACAATGTCGAAACTGACATCCATCGGAACCTGATCGCCCTCACGAACAGTATCCAAATCACCACGATCGAGATCGTAGATGTATTCAGTATTTTCTGTGTACGTGACATCCCCATCACCAACCTTGATTTCCACTTCCTGAGAAGCAAACGTAATCACAGCCGTTGTGACAACACCAGCAGCAATTGCTGGCGTGAATGTGATATTTGTTGTTGGTGAAGTCGATGTAGGTGTCCTTGCTGTCACGGTGTGAACAGGAGAGCCCGTCTCGCCGGCGATCGTGAATCGCGCACCGACCGGGACCAAATCTGTATCATCCGTATTCAGCACAATCGTACCTATGTCCAGAGTTGTATCCCCTGGGCTAGTAATACTTGCGTCATCAACGGCAGCCGTACCTGCAAGACCGTCCTTGATCTTGATAACGGCGTCACGAAGTTCTATGCGCGCCATGCGTATCTCCTAATCTTCGTTGAGATAAAGAACGTACCGTGCATCCACGGCGGTTTGTTTGATCTTGTCTACTTTGTCCAACTGGCCAAAATGCAAGACTCGAACACTATTGTTGTTCCCCGGTCGCGGTTTCAAGCACCCAAGAAAGATCTGTGTGCTTGGCTCGCTGGCGTCGTAGTCGCCGGGTTCGCTGCCGAAATTCCAGACAGGAATCGGCTTAGACATCGCCTCATGGAACAAACCCGCATATTTCAACCATGTAGCTGCATTCTTACTTGCACCGTCATAGCGACTAGTGATAAGCACATTTGCATCAACATAGATGCGGTGATATCCTTTCGATTGTTCCTGATCGAATGGACCAGTTATCCGTATTTCTGCACGGTCTGTTGCCCGCTCAAAATCAGCGGTACGTTCATCAAAACCTTCAATCAAAACAGGAAGAGCAATGTCTTCAGCTATCTGATGCAAGCAATCCGAGACAGAATGGAATATCCACCGGGCCCAATTTGGATTCGCGGCCATAGCATCTCCTATGCCGACTGCACGGCAGATTGATCTAAAGCAAGTGGAGTCTCCGCTTTCACCTCAAAGATCTGTTCAGGCACCTCCCCAACAAGTTCGCGTGCCGTGATGATCCACCCAGCATCAACCTCGAACAACTCAACAGTCTTCACCTGATACTTGCGCGAATTGTAGACAATCCAATCATCAGCAGTTAGTTCTGGTAGATCAGGACAATCTCTCCGATCAATGATGAAATCACGTTGATTTACATCATAGTGACCGCCAGTTACGAACTCCTTGTTTGAAGAGATAA